TAATATTTCTACCAATCCCTTCACTGGTAGATAAAAAGACTAATTATATTCCCCGTTTAGTCTTGGTCAGGGGAAGCATTTATCCGAAGATACACATATTATATATGAATTGTAAAGTTTTGTCAACTATATATGGATCGGTTAACCCCACCTTGTGACAGTTAATTCAACTGCACCTTCTCTAGTGACCTCTTTCTTTGCTATCTCAAATCCTTCTGACTCAGCAGTAGCACTAAGTAATTCGATTGCATACTGCTGTGTAATCTTATCTAAAAGTCTTGCTGGTGGTACAGAATGATTCCATGTCTGTAGATCTGTGACCAACTCATAGGTCATAGTCTGTCTATTATATCTGAATCCTATGTCATCACCAACTGTCACCTCACAAAATATCTTCTCGTGATGGTGACCTTCTGGGTTGTCCATGTATCGATTGATATCAACTGGAAGATCCAACGTCATGCATGCCTCTATCAACGCTGGTTTCTTGCTGAGTTTCGTTTTGAGTGTGCTTAGATGTGACATAATATTCTGGTTTAAATTGTCTGGTCTCTAGGTTACCTATTGCTTCTTCAAATGGTAGTGTAGCATCTAGGCATTCATTTGCTGAAGATCCTATTACTTCTTCTCTCACCGTACCATCTTGTGCGATGGTGAATTTTATAGTTTGTTGTTTCATCCTGGTTTTGAATCGTGCCATTCCTCTGACCCACCAGGCCAAGGGGAATGTTTCTTTGTTGCTTCTCTATACATTTTTTCATGTATAGTTTCTTCATTATCTTTTTCTTTATCCGTTGCCATGGGCCATGTGTCATAAGGGTGGGGTACATCATCAAACCATTCATCTAATGGTAGTTTGTGTAAAATTTTCATCCTTTGTAGTCGTGAAAGTCTAGTTTCATAACAGGAGGGTCTTCAAATAGAATGTCACCCGACTCTTGTGGAGTAGACCATTCTTCATCATCTAATGGTGAGTCCCATGGTTCTCTTTCCATCAGCAGTCCGATAGGTTAGGGTGCTCACCTGTAGCATAGTATGCTGCTGCATTATCACCTGCTTCTTCGCAAGTGTATGAGTCTGCACTACCTGTATTCATGAAGGAGTATGCATCTAGACCATATCCACTGCCTCCACCTCCATTATTCATTCCGAGTCCACACCCCATTAAGAGTAGGGGTGTTAAAAGTAGTAGTTTTTTCATTTAATTACTGCGGGTATATCTCCGTCTCCCTCATCGTCATCCCAAGGATCATCGAATTGAGGACCATTATCAAGACGGTCTTTTAGTGATTGTAGCATAGGATCAGTTGGTGCTTGTGTAAAATTAACAACCATCAACTCATCACCATGCTTTACGTCTGCCATCTCAGGGTGAATGGCACGAGTTACTTGTCTCTTCTCTACAACAGGTTTACTTATCTCTTCTACTGCTTTAAAACCACCAGACATTAATCTAATCGCTCTATAGAATAGAAAAATGCTGATGGCAATGTATATTAATGCAAACATTATTTGTTACTAACCCATTTACCATTGACTAACTTCTTAACTTCACCTGGTTTAAGATTTGATTTCTTAGCACCTTTAATAAACTCTTTGTAAGTCTTACTGTCCTTTGAATGCCCGACCTTCTTCTTGCCGTGCATCATACGATCTTTCTTATACTTAGTCTCTGATTCAGACTCTGCTCTTTTCTTTCTATTCTTCTCATCATCAAAGGTATCACCATACTTCTCCCACAACCAAGGCTTAAACTTAGCATGTTTGTCAAAGATTTCTGGGAGGATGTTCATGAGAAGACAGTATCTTTCAGGTATTTATGCATCGTAGGCATTGACTGAGCAAGTTTCTTACGATTCATGTAGGTATCATACCACATAGTTACAGTATAATCATCCACCCCTATGCCAGTTTGAAAATAGGCATACTTTCTCTTCTTTACATTAGTATGCTCACACCCACAGTATATAAACATGATACCAGCAGGTACATCCGTGGGTGACATCTGATCTCCAGACACATCCAAGAATGCAATCATATCATGAGAAGCTTCTGTAAGATGTGCACCTTTTATTTTATACTCAGTATTACATGTTACATCCACCCAGAATGGTGTGTCTCTACGTCTTGAATAGTAATAGTGTGCTTCAACAAACTCTCTCCACCCATCCATGTGCTCTCTCATATTATAATTGAATCTATCACGAGCAAATCCTCCTGGCTCACCCTCTTCTAATAGATCAACCAAGTGTAAGATACCATGATGAGTATTGAATAAGGATGTAGACTCAAGTGGCTCAATAAAACCATATGACAATCCAATCTTCACACAGTTGCCAACCCATGCGTCCTCGTATCTACCATTCCTAAACTTAATTACTTTACCGTCACCAAATTCTTTCTTTGCTTCCTCTTCAGTCTGATGCTTGCTTGAGAATACATATCCCTCTGAAATATAATCCCACGTTGGTATAGTCCACTGCCAACCAGCACTCATACCCTTAGCATTGGTGTATGGTACCATCTCCTTCTCTTTATCAATATATTCTCTCTTCCTTACGATAGCAGTGTCAGATAATATACTATCAAAAGATACCCAACTACTCTGAGCACCACCTAGTACAGATGCTTGCCCAGTGCAATCTATAAAGAGATCTGCTGTAATCTGTGGTGCTCTAAGATCATATGGTCCTTTCTCCACCAAGAGATGCTGTATTCCTCGGTCTCCATACATAACCGACTTAACCTTACGATCATCTACTATAACATTGCTACAGAAATTCTCTTGTAAAAAGGCAGCAAATTTACTACCATCGATGTGAAACGATCTATCTTTAGATATGTCATAAGGATGTAGTAGGTCGTGATTAAGTGGGAGTCTACCCTCTTCTGCAACTGTAGTTGCTGGCATCATAACGTATGCAAAGGGTGGAGTCTTGTCAGGATAGTATGTCTTCGCCTGCATCCACTGATTATAGTTTGGATTCTCTACTTGTAGTTGTCCATTAGGATAGTGGAATACATGTCCTTCCTTGTAGAAATCTTGAAACCTAGAGGACATTTTATATGTCCCATGTGTAGCACGTAGGAAATCCTCATCAGATATACCCATGTACTTCATGTACTGATCAATGTGAGGTGTAGTAGATTCACCAACACCTATAGGATCGTTACCCTTAAAGATAGTAATCTCATGCTCAGGATATCCCTTTGCTAATGCAGCAGCAGTCATCCATCCAGCAGTGCCACCTCCAACAATTATTATCTTCATTGTCTATCAAATGTAAGGTTAAAGGATACACTCATACGTGTATGATCACTGGTATTTCTATGGACACCATGCCTTAACCATCCAGGAAAAAGAATAAGACCTCCTTGCTCTGGTGGAAATATCTGAGTGTTAGGACGTGAATCCCAGAAGCATGTTGTCTGTGCTAAGACAGGTGTTTGAAAATATATATTCCCATCCTTTGCATCTGTCTGATAATAATATACACCTGCTATATCTGACCACCCATGCTCATGACACACTGCAAAATGTCCTTTATCATATCGTGTCATCCATGAAGCAGTAATCTTATAAGGGACGTTAGGATCCTCACCCAATGGTGTGCCTCTTTTAGAATCCAAGTTGCTGTTTATCTCCTTAACATACGAGACTACATGTGTACGTATCTCATCCTCAAACGCAGTTAAATTATATTGCTTTACTAAATTATCTTGAAATTGATTGTCTGATATTAAATGACTATCCCATAGATTTTGCCATTCCATATCATCTGCTACTCTTTTAAAGTCCTCTTGTATCTTTTCATAATTAGATACTAAATCCATATAGATCCGAGTGGGAAATAAATCATGTAGCATTTCTTTCTCCCCATGCCTTTATGATAGCACTACATGCCATCTTAAAATAGTCACCATTAAATTCCATGACTTCTTCTTGCAAAGGATTCTCTTGAGTAGGTAGAAATTTATCAAGCTGGCCACTCTCTACAAAGTCGTGCGAGAATTGGTAGACCTCTGATGTTATGTCTATGTTATTAGTTGCGAAGCAACCTATACAAATCTTTCTCTCGTTAAGTTTTCTCTCTACTCTGTAGTCCTCATTCATAGTTTCAACCAGTGGGATTTCATGTCATTAGTTATAGAGTTAGTATAACCCTCCTCTGTATAGATGTCAAATGCTATTGTAATCCTCTCATCATCATCCTCTACCTTATCAGTACCATGTGGTAGATAGTTAGGGAAGAGTGTTATCTTACCCACCTCATTGGGTGAGTCCCAAGCACTTCCTCCATATGGATTGTAATAATTTGTATTAGTATCATTAACTTGCACACATACATGACCACTTAGATATCCATAAGGATCTGTGCCATGAGAGTGCACTGCTATCTGATCACCCTTCCTCATAACATTAGCCCAACACTGAGCATATATCTGTGGTGCATACTTGAAACCTATCTCCATAACAAATTTGTCATGTGTCTTCTTGATACATCTTCTCAGTGGATCAGCACTATCAAATTTAAGGAGATTATATTTGTTTGACCTAGCAGTAAGACTATTAGCACCTAGTTTGGTACCCCAATCATCCTCAAACTCATGCTGATCTATTATACTCTTCTCTTTATCAAGTATCTCTTTCTTAAGATCATCTAGAGGTATAGTTAATTTATCTTCGCAAATAAAATACTCCCACGCTGCTGCGAAAGGAGTATAGGTATCACCATTAGTAAATTTATAAATCTTCATCAACTATTCTCAGTTTATTATATGTCTCTTCTCTCTTCATGAGTTTACATACACCCATGAGGAAGTTAGCTTTCATCCTACTAAGGTTCTTGTATTTTTGCAAGGGGATCCATTCTTCCTTGTGGCAGTATTCTAATCGATACACTATCTCATTGCTCCTGACCTAGTTATAAGATCAAGCTAATAGTCCTAAATTACCTGCGGTAATTCCTATAGTCACAAAGAAACCAAACTCCACTAGATCCCTTGAGTGAGGGGGAATGGAGTTTAATATTAGTGCTATGAATGTTAACCCTGCCATATCATATCAGGCATCTGAGATGCTCCTGGTCTGTTTACTAGTAGTAATATAAAATATCCAACGAACCATATAATATTAAACAACCATGCCTGTCTCCAGAGATACTTTCTTATTGCCATAGACCTAAGAATCTCAGGTGCTTTGTCTTGTGATCTAAAAACCTGCTCAATGATCAAAGCAATAATGAATGCTACCACTAGAGGGTAGAATACAAAGTTTGCAAATGACATTATGGAGATTAAGAATATCATTTCTTCTTAGATGTAAGTTTACCAGATATTTCATAGGCATCCTTGTTACCACCATGACCATGTGCTATTCCTAGCTCATGCAGTTTAGCATGCTCATCTATCTGATCTCTAAGTTCTTCCTTTCCTTTACCGAAGGTCAAATAGAGTCCATAGATTACCAAACCTAAGAGGACTAGACCAAAGAATAAAATGAATCCTTGGTCAGGTGTTAGATTTAGATGTGGTATGACCGCATCAGGTTGCTTCTCCCATGTGCCAGGTAAATTATATACTGACGGTCTTGATAAAAAAATCATGCAAATACAAATGATAAAGGATTAAGGTAAGCTGTTGCAGCGAGTGCTACTAAAAAAAATACTTGATACATGCTAGGTTCCTTGGTATACTGGTGACATTACTCCCCCTTCAGGATCATCATCGTCATCATCACTTGCAGCACGGAGGAATAATTCCACACCCACAAGCAGTGCTACTGGATAGAAACACCAGAGTATTGCTTGGAATGGACTGATATCGGTTGACGCTACGATGAGATCGGGCATTGATAGTTGAGTAATGTTTTCTAACGAATAGGTATTTATACTTTAGATAATTGTACCGACCAGAGATGCTGCTGTAGCAGACACTGCAAGCCAAGGTAAGTTAATTACCAAGAGTAGTTTTACTAGAGTAGATCTCTTGATCGTGAACAATGTGCAAGTCATTACACGTATGCCACTGTTGGTGCGTATGC